GGCAAAGATCGAGGCAGAGGCGCAGGCTGACGCATCGAGGAGGGTTAACAATGCCGTTCGTGCTGGCGATAGCGTTGCTACTGATCCTGCCCGGCTGCGCGACAATGACGGGCACCGCCGGGACTAACGGAGCCGCCTGTAACGTCTGGAAACCAATCTCTTGGTCTACCAAAGACACTGATCAGACAATAGCCGAGGTTAAGGTAAGCAACGCCCGACGCCAAGGGTTCTGCGGAGACTGACATGCCGACCACCATGACGTTCGCGTCGCTTAAAGAGGACATGAGGCGCTACTTGGAGCGCGGCTTTACGCTGGCCTCTGACGAGATCGTCTATGAGCAGCTCCCGCGCCTGATCAATCTTGCGGAGCGCCGGATCGCGCGCGAGTTGAAAGTCGAAGGCCTGATTAATGTGCTCACAGGTACGTTTTCACCGGGCCTTGCTGTCTACCCAAAGCCGGATCGCTGGCGGCAGACGGTTAGCTTCAACTACGGCACTGGAACGAATAACGACACCTACACGCAGATCTATCCGCGTTCTTACGAATATATTCGGTCATATTGGCCTGACCGTTCGCAGACATCTGCTCCCCAGTTCTATGCTGACTACGACTACGAGAACTGGATCGTGTCGCCAACGCCGGATGCGGCCTATCCCTTCGAGGTTCTCGTTTACCAGCTACTTCCGCTGCTCGACGACTCGAATCAGACCAACTGGCTGACCGAGTATGCGCCGCAACTTCTTCTCTATGCTTCCTTGCTTGAGGCGACCCCGTTCCTGAAGAACGACGAGCGCATTGGCATTTGGCAGCAGATGTATGACCGGGCCGCTCAGGCTCTAAATGGTGAAGACCTGAAACACATCCTCGACCGCTCCGCGCGTCGGATGGAGGCGTAAATGACCACCTACACGCAGGTATTCGGCGGAACAAACATCTATCCTTCAAACGTTTCGTATCTGGCCTTCACGCTGTCCACCGATGACGTTGTGCTCGCGTGGCCGGTCGAAACAAATGCGCCGAACACGCTGGCCGATTACGTCGCCGCGCGGATCATGAACGTCAATTCGACTGGTTCCAGTCGGAAGGTTTATCTCCCCGAAGCAAATAACGCCGGCGTCGGCGAGTGCCTGCTGTTCAACAACATCGGCAGCACCAATTTCGATATTGTTACATCGACGGATGTGTTCATCTGCACAATCGTTCCGGGCGACCTGTGGCAGGTTTATCTGACCAACAACGCAACGGCCTCGGGGACGTGGTCTTCCTACCAGTTCGGCGCGGGCACGTCGCAGGCAAATGCGGCGGCTTTGGCTGGTGCTGGCCTTCGTGCCTTTGGCGGCGTCATCAATCAGGCGCTCACCGTTGATGACCTTAATTCGAATTACACCATTGGCGCGGCTGAACGTGCAAAGGTAATCAACTGGACGGGTGCGAGCGGCACGCTGACTCTGACGAGTGCCGTAACGCTGGGTAACGACTGGTTCGTTTATGTTCGAAACAGCGGATCGAGCAACATCGTTGTAGACGCTGGTAGTGTGTTAATTGACGGCGCATCGACGCTGACTCTTCTTAACACCGATTCGGCAATGATCGTTTCTGACGGCGTTAATTTTTATACAGTCGGATTGACGGGGTCTTATAACGCCACGGGTTTCGATTATACCGCCATCGATGTGTCTGGCACTGGAGCACTCACTCTCTCTGGATCGCAGCTCAATCGCATCTCATACAATTTGTATGGAGCATTGACCGGAAACAGAGAAATCATCGTCCCGACGACGGTGCAACAATATTGGATCACGAACGCCACGACCGGCGCTTACACGCTCACCGTGAAGACCCTTGCTGGCACCGGAATCACGGTCGATCAGGGTCAAGCGCAGATCCTGTATTGCGACGGCACCAATGTTGTAGAGGCTGAAAGCTCCACCGGTATTGCGACGCCGCTTCCGATCTCTGATGGCGGCACCGGATCGACCACCGCCTCTGGCGCTCGAGTTAATCTTGGCGGCACGTCTGTCGGCATTGCTGTGTTCACGGCTGTAGATGCCGCTGCTGCGCGCAATGCAATGGGCGCTGCTTGGGTTGAAGACACGCAAACCTTTACGATTGCGATGAGCTGATGCCGACAAATCCTTACATCATAAAAAGCCTTCCGGGCATTAAGCGCGATGGAACCAAGTTCGAGAACGGGTTCTACGTTGACGGACAATGGTGCCGTTTTCAGCGCGGCCTACCGCGCAAGATGTGGGGTTACAGGCGCATAAATGATCAGTTGCCCGAAATTTCGCGAGGTATCAGCACCTACAACGAAGACGGGCTTCTTTATGTTTTGTCTGGTGGGAACGCTTTCTTAACGCAGCTCACCGTGAATGCGAGTGGAACCGTCACCACGTTCAGCAATCGCACGCCAGCCGGGTTCTCCAGCAATACGTCGCACCTCTGGACGTTTGATACGAGCTTCGATTCAGTCGGTGTCACGCCGGGTTCCTATATCATGGCGCATCCCGGCCTCAATCTGGTTGACATCGACTCTACGGCAACCAGCAATCTTTATTGGGGTCTCGTAAACGGTACGAGTGCCCTAACTTTAAACACAGCTCCAGCCGTTTCCGGTGGCGTAGTTGGCCTTTATCCTTACGTGTTTGTTTTTGGCTCAGACGGTTTTGTGGCGTGGAACGTGCCCAACAATCCTGATGATTGGGCGGGGTCTGGTGCTGGTCAGGCCTATATTACAGCACAAAAAGTTGTTGCTGCGTTGCCGTTGCGCGCCGGTCCGGGAAATGCGCCCGCTGGTTTGTTCTGGTCCCTTGACAGCCTTGTGCGTGCGACTTTCGTTGGTGGGGCAGCAATTTTTCAGTTTGACACGATAAGCTCGCAAACATCAATTTTGTCGAGCCAAGGCGTGATTGAGTACGACGGCATTTTCTACTGGGCGGGCGTTGACCGCTTCCTTCAGTTTAACGGCGTCGTGCGCGAAATCCCCAACCAGCTCAATCAAAACTGGTTCTTTGACAACCTGAATTACGCACAGCGCCAGAAGGTGTTCGCATACAAAGTGCCGCGCTTCGGTGAAATTTGGTGGTGCTACCCACGCGGCGACGCAACCGAATGCACCCATGCGGTGATATACAACGTGCGCGAGAATACGTGGTACGACACCAAACTCCCCGGCAAGGGCCGCTCGGCGGGCAAATTTGCAAACATCTATCAATATCCAATTCTCACCGGTGTTGATCAAAACCCTTCAACCGGCGACTACAAAGTCTGGCAGCATGAAACTGGAGTAGACGAGGTAGATGGAACGGTTATCAACTCCGTGCCCTCTTTCTTTGAAACAGCCGACGTTTCATTGATTGCAGAACAACAGAAGCCAATGAATAAATCTCTTCGCTGCGTGATGATTGAACCTGACTTTGTTCAGGTTGGAGATATGGAGTGTCAGATTACGGGTCGGGCGAACGCCCGTGGCCCCGAGGTTACGAGTGAACCTAAAACATTCCCCGACACCGCGAACACGCCCCATGAGCAGGTAATTTTCTTCAAAGAAATTCGCCGCGAAATGAGGTTTAGGTTCCAATCCAATATCGTTGGCGGCGATTATCAAATGGGCCAGTGCATTGCTCACATCGAGCCTGCCGATGGCACGGTGCTCGGATGATCGACCCCCGCGGAATGACCGTTACTGACTGGACCGATTCAATGAGCTATACTCTTGAAAGATATGGGAATGTCAGTCGGTTAAACGATCCTGAGCAATGGCAGAACTGGGCCTTGGGTGTGGTCGCGCTTTTCGATGTTGGAAAACAAAATCCACCTAACCCATTGAACTATAACGATTGGCGGGAGTGGGCGTTTGCCTTCACCCTTGCTGTAAACCTCGGTGGCTAAGATGCACGATGCTTTGCGCTCTCATCCCAATCCGATGCACGTCTTCCGCGAGGGTGGCCGCGTTGGAACTAAGCCTATCTGCATTAAGGTTCCGCGCGCTCCGGGGTACGCCAAGGGCGGCCTGCATGACGCGGCTAAAAAGGTCCGGGATGCTGGCGTTGGCGGCGATGAGCTAATCATCCACATCAACCGAAAAGAATACGACGAGCTCGTAAAACACTGGGGCGAGCCGACCATCAATCCTCACACCGGGATGCCGCAGTTCACGCCGTTTTGGAAACAAAAATGGTTTGCCCCTGTGGCGGCCATCGCGTCTGCGGCCCTGATGGCGACCGGCGTCGGCGCTCCAATTGGCGCGTCCATTCTGGGCGGTCTCGGTCTGGAGGCGGCTGCTGCCGGCTCTATCCTCGGCGCATCGGTGCCCTCGGTCGTGGGCAATGCCGTGATCGGCGGTCTGACGGGCGCTGTCACCGGCGGCGGCCTCAAGGGCGGCCTCACCGGTGCTGCTCTGGGCGGCCTTGGCACGATTGGCGCTGGCGCGCTCGGTATGACGG